CCTCCACAATGGAGGTCACGCCGGGCTTAACTTGCCCGGTTGAATAGTTCACCCTAGTTACCAAAGGTCTTTCCTCATGACTACCGCAGTAAGATCACGATCACGTATCGTGAAAATACCGCAGTTAGCCGGAAAGCGGAAACGCTTTTCCACGTTCTATTGGGCTGGTAGTCCTATCAGCACCAATGTCCAGCTAACTAATCTGGCTACTATGCCAGATGGTAGAGAGGATTGTGTAGACCGCATTACACTCTCACCACCGCGCGAACCAAACTACCTTGAACTTACTAAGGTATATGGTAAGCGCGGATCCATACATGGATCATACACTACGCCTGCTGTTCCCCCTACTTCAGGGTACCAGTATACGTATGTGTTTGACGGTTGGAGCACTTCCCGACTTGCTAGCCCTATAAACACTGGGCTATTAAGTCAGGCTTACGAAGATCCTAACGACTGGCTGGCTGCGTTCTTAGCGAACGCCTCCTTGAGCACGCCGATCTTCGACCTCACAAACTTCATTTGGGAGCTTAAGGAACTCCCAAAACTATTGAAGTACACTGGGGATCTCCTCAGTGGGAGGAAGCCTGTCCATCCTGGCGATCTGTGGCTAGCCCAATCATTTGGGTGGCAGCCGCTCATCTCTGATCTTAAGTCTATGCTTAACTTTGCAGAGGCTGTCGAAAAGAGACTTGATGAGCTCATGGACGCCAAGAGGGAGGAAAGGGTTCGACGAAAGTTACACAACTCCGTCGAACTGTATCACCCCACAATCCCGGACCTTGAAGGCATCACCTTTGCGTTGGTGGATGCCCATACTACCAAGGTCTGGGGTACTGGAAGATGGCGCGTACAAGATCACGCCGGACTCGAGTACCTGCGGGGCGCGGTGCAAGGAAGCAGAGGCAACTTGGCCTATGCTATCCGTGCGCTTGGCCTGCCGTCGTCATCGGGAATATGGAATAGCATTCCATGGTCCTGGCTGATCGACTATTTCTGGAATATCGGAGATATCCTCGAAACTCATGGGAAAGAATTTCCCGTGCACCTCAAGGATGTCTCCATCATGGTATACCAGAAGGCAGAGGAGCAAAGTCAGGTTCTTTGGAACCTGAACAACCTCCAGTACCGTCCTCACCGATTCGTTCGGGAGAGGAAGGCACGCCGCGGCTACACTGACCCCAACCCGATTCTTCCATCTTTCAGGCCAATCTTAACCTGGAAGCAATGGAGCAATCTGGTTGCTTTGGCAACTGGCGCCAAACTTTTGGCGCACAAAGGACCGTAGGATTACGGACCATATCCCAAGAAGGAAAACCAGGCATGTTTGCTGATCCCTTTTCTATCACCTATAACGCGGTCTCCAAAGACCTTGTTAAGGTGAATCAAGACTTCAACGGTTCCGAGTTCTATCTCGATGATGGACAACAAAAGTTCCATCTTTCCGTGAAGCACACGATTCCGGCTCGTGGTCAGTCGGGAGAGAGTCATCTCTTCCGCCTTGACGTTGAGCAGTACGATACGGATGGTGTCTACCTCCGTACCGACTCTGCATGGGGGTCGTCGAAAACTTTCGACGCGCCCCAAGTCACTGCAGCGGCCGATCTCGCTTTGGATGCGCTCATCTCTGGGCTCACCGCGGCGAATATCGCGAAGCTTGTTGGCCGTGAAGTCTAAGTGGACTTCACTGCGCAAGCGCGTGTCAACGTACGCTCCCGCACTTAAGCGTGTGGTGTTTACGTTGCTTGATCTCTACTGTAGGGGAAGACCCCCGAAGTAGATAGAATCAGCAGCTTACCATGAACCCCGAAAGGCGTTAACCATGGTGAACTACAACATAGCCTGCGAACCAATGTGGCACGTTTTAACTGACGTGACTCGTTGGGACGCTGGCGTTGCTAGGAATACCGACAGTAGTCTTCAGCGCATTGCTGAAGCTACGCGAACCCGAGGTATACGGATCTTACTTTCGATCCTCCCCAAGCTAGGAAAAGACCTAGACAAGGGGCTCTCCTCTGGTAGCCTCATCATTTCGCAAGAAGTGCGAGATGAGTTTGGCCACAGCAACCCCTGTCCTTTGTTCGAACACCTATTCTATAAGGTGTTCGACGTGGACAGTGCTGTTCGTTTGTCGGACGGTTCCTACTCCATGCCGATTCTATGGAACTCAAGTACCACAGCTGTCGCATTCCTGCGCCAGTTCTTGTACATGTACAAGAAAGTGGAGTGGCCCTGTCCTCAAGAAAACGTGAGGGCAACAGCCAGGTCTTTCTTCTCCATTGATTTGGAGCTCAGAGAGCCTTGGTTGCATTGGGACACTGAACCTGTGTTCTTCGAATCATCTTTGGCCCATTGGCGGCAGAAGCTCACTTTCGTAGATGGGCTTACTGCTGCAAATGGTCTTCTCAGTAGTACTGAGAGGAAACTGGCTTCCACTCTTGACAAAGTGGTGTCTCGCGTCATGGGGAAACTACCCCAAGTCGACAGACAAAGCCTGAGGCCAAAGCATGGACCTGGCGCGGTGGCTGATATGCCCTCAAGTTCTGACAAGTATCAGTTCTTGAATTGGCCGAGGAAGCTCGACCACTACTTCCCGCATGAGTACTTCGCGTACCCATCCGAGGAGTGGGCGTTTGCTCACAACTTTGACCCGGAGTGCGTAGAGGGTGTCGGGCGGCTTCTAGCCGTCCCGAAAACTTTCGACGCACCTCGACTCATCACTGCTGAGCCCACCGCCTATCAGTTCCTTCAACAGGGACTGCTAGGGTGGATACGGGAGAACCTCCCATATCCCCTACGGCGTTGTATCGACTTTCGGAGTCAAGTTCCCTCACGGGATCTTGCTCTGATGTCCTCTAGGGATGGTCGGTTTGCTACTGTTGACTTGTCAGCAGCAAGCGACCGGTTATCGCTATGGACAGTCGAAAGGGTGTTCGGAAGAACGTCCTTCATCTCTGACCTGTACGCCACGCGCACTCCATACATCATGGACTGCACGCTTGGTGACGAGCTTGGATACACGACCACACCTTGGTCGCTATACAAGTTCGCGGGTCAGGGCAGCGCTGTAACTTTTCCGGTCCAATCGATTGTCTACACTTTGTGCTGCATCGCTGCAGACTTAGTGGAGACAGGTTATGCACCAACTGTGCGTAACATCGAGAAGGCCGCGAGAAGTGTCAGGGTGTTTGGTGATGATCTTATCATCAGACCTGCAACACTGCCATATCTAGCTCTCCTCTTGCACCTTCTTCAATTGAAGGTCAATGTGTCTAAGACACATTACGAGGGTCAATTCCGCGAATCTTGCGGAATGGACGCTTTCAAAGGGACCGACGTCACGCCGGTTTACCTTTCAAAGCTGAGTCTAGACAAAGAAGGTAGGTCATTGGCAGCTTGGGTGGACGTTTCAAATAACGCACACCGAAGTGGCCTGTGGGGCCTGTCATCCTACATGGATGCACAGATCCCTCAGGGAGCTGCGAAGCTCATTCCCGCCTCTGACCAACGCCTTCCGTGCCTCACGCGATTCACGTTCTCCAAAGGTTGGC